ACATCATGCAAAAACTATCCTTAGTTAAAAAAGATGAAGTAAAAGAAATCGAAGTTAAAGACGAAGTAAATCTTTCGGAACAAGTTAAAGAAGAAGAGACATTATCTCAAGAATTAACAGAACTTGCTTGCCAAGAAGAAGTTAAAGAGGAATTATCTACTGAAGAAGTTGTTGCTGAAGAATTACAAGAGGAAGTTCCTGTTATAGAGGAAGTTTCTAAAGAAATTGAGATGGATGAAGACAAATACGTTGGAAGAGACGAGTTTGAATCTAAAATCTCTGAATTAAAAGGAATGATTGAGGAAATGAAATTGGGTTACGGTGAAGAAAAACTATCTATGGAAAACAAAATAGAGAAGTTATCTGCTGAACCAGCTTCACAACCAATATCACACAGCCCTGAAGGGGATGTAAAACAAAACTTTAAATCTTATGGTCAAAACAGAGTTATGAGCACTAGAGATAGAGTAATGAACAGAATTGCTAATTTAAAATAAACCAAAACTAAAATTAATTAAAAAATGGCTACTACTACATCAATTACAAGTACTTATGCTGGCGAATTTGCAGGCAAGTACATTTCTGCTGCTTTATTATCAGGTGTTACACTTGATAGAGGTGGTATTGAAATCAAACCAAACGTAAAGTTCAAAGAGGTAATCAAGAAAATTGCTACTGATTCTAACGTAATCAAAGATGCAACTTGTGATTTTACTGACACTGCAACTATTACATTAACTGAAAGAATCCTACAACCAGAAGAATTCCAAGTAAACCTAGAGCTTTGTAAGAAAGACTTTAGAAGTGACTGGGAAGCTGTATCAATGGGATACTCTGCTTTTGACAACTTACCTCCTAAATTCAGTGACTACTTAATCGGTCATGTATCTGGATTAGTTGCTGAAAAAACAGAAAACAACATCTGGAAAGGTGTTAATGGAAATGCTGGTGAATTCGATGGATTTACTACTTTAATGGCTGCTGATGCTGACGTAATTGACGTTGCTGCTGGAACTGTAACTTCTGCTAACGTAGTAGGAGAGCTAGGAAAAATAGTTGATGCTATTCCTTCTGCTTTATACGGAAAAGAAGACTTATATGTCTATGTATCACAAAACATCGCTAGAGCTTATGTAAGAGCTTTAGGTGGATTTGGAATACTACAGAATGCTGCTGGAACTGAAAACGTATCTAGCATTGGAGCTAACGGTGTATCTAATCAAGGTACTATGTGGTGGCAAAATGGAGCACTATCTATTGATGGTGTAAAATTATTTGTTGCTAACGGACTTGCTGACAACACTGCTGTTGCTGCTGAAAAATCTAACTTATTCTTTGGAACTGGTCTTTTATCTGACCACAATGAAGTTAAGTTGATTGATATGGCTGACCTAGATGGTTCTCAAAACGTAAGAGTTGTTATGAGATTTACTTCTGGAGTACAGTATGGAATTGGTGCTGATATTGTACTTTATTCTTAATAAATTAAATTAACCAAAAATTAGGGTAGGTAGGTCGATGCCTGCTTACCCTTTTTTTATAATAAAATAATAAAACTATGGCTTGCGATTTATCATTAGGTAGAAAAGAACCTTGTAAAGATGTTGTTGGTGGCATAAGAGCTGTTTATTTTACTGATTTTGGAGATTTAGGTACAGTTACAGAAACTGATGATGAAATAACGGATTTATCTGGAACTTTCAGTGCCTACAAATACGAAGTAAAAGGAAACTCATCTTTTGAACAAAACATTACCTCATCAAGAGAGAATGGAACTACATTCTTTGAACAAACATTAAATTTAACACTACACAAGTTGTCTAAAGAAGATAATAAAGAATTAAAATTATTAGCTTACGGAAGACCTCACGTTGCTGTTGAAGATTATAATGGAAATGTATTTTTAATGGGATTAGAGCATGGAGCTGACGTATCAGGAGGAACTATTGTTACTGGAGCTGCTATGGGAGATTTAAGTGGTTATACACTTAGTTTATCTGCTATGGAAGTAAAACCAGCTAACTTTATAGCTTCACCTACTATTACTGACCCTTATGCTGGAATGTCTAGTGCAACTGCAACTATTGTGGTAGGTACTAATTCATAATAAATAAATTTAATAGGTTTAATTAAAGGGGTGCTTCGGTATCCCTTTTTTTATTAAAACAAATACCAGATTATTTGTTATTTATAATATGATAATATTAACAACATCAACAGACGCTCAGAGCTTTAAAGTTATACCTAGAAGTGCAGAAAGCTCAGTTACGTTTGAATTGACTGATAAATCTAAAAGGACTACAAGTCTTGTTTCTGTTTCTGTAACTAATTCTAACGGTTATATGAATATTACAGGTAGTTTTTCTTTAGTTGAAGATAGATTTTACTCATTTGCTGTAAAAAATGGCTCTGTAATTATATATAGAAGTTCTATTTTCTGCACAAATCAAACTAATTTTAATACCTTTGATGTACAATCTGGAGAATACACTACAGAAAACACATACGATAACGATTTTGTAATAATATGAGAAAAGTAAATAAAATGGCAAAAAAGAGATTAGCTAATAATCCTTTGCCTAAAGTAGAAAAAGGCAAGATACATATAGTCAATATGTCATCTTACACAAGACCTGAAATTAAAGAACAATACAATAGAGATTGGGTAGAGTATGGAGATGATAACAATTATTTTGATTATCTAATAGATAGATATAATGGTAGTCCTACGAATAATGCGGCTATTAATGGTATAGCAGAAATGATATATGGTAAAGGAATAGATGCTGTTGACAGTAAAGATAAAGAAGCTGACTATAAAGAGATGAAAGAACTCTTTACTAAATCGTGTATGAAAAAGATATGCTATGACTATAAAATGATGGGTCAAGCAGCACTTCAAATAATCTATTCTAAAGACCATAAAAAGATTGTTCAAGTAGAACATATACCTGTAGAGACGTTAAGGGCAGAGAAGGCAAATAACAAGGGTGAAATACAAGGTTATTACTATGCTAAAAATTGGTCAGAAGTTACATTTAAGGATTCTCCTAAAAGAATACCTGCATTTGGAACAAGCAATTCAGGATTAGAGATATTATATATTAAACCTTATAGAGCTGGATTTTATTATTATTCTCCAGTTAATTATCAAGGAGGTTTACAATATGCAGAACTAGAAGAAGAGATAGCGAACTATCACATAAATAACATACAAAATGGACTTGCTCCAAGTATGCTTATTAACTTTAATAATGGTGTTCCTACAGAAGAACAAAGGTCTCTTATAGAGCAAAACATACAAGAAAAATTCAGTGGTTCTTCTAATGCTGGTAGATTTATATTAGCTTTTAATGATAGCAAAGAGCTTTCTGCAAGTATCGAGCCAGTTATACTAAGTGATGCACATGAGCAATATAGATTTCTTAGTGATGAATCTATGAGAAAAGTAATGGTTTCACACAGAATTGTATCTCCTATGCTTGTAGGTATAAAAGATAATACTGGACTTGGAAATAATGCTGAAGAACTACAAACAGCTTCATTGCTTATGGATAATACAGTTATTAGACCAATGCAAGTTACTATACTAGATGAGTTAGAGAAAATATTAATGTATAACGGAATTGAATTAGATATATACTTTAAAACATTACAACCTCTTGAATTTACTGATTTAACTAACGCTATAACTGATGCTGAAATAGAAAAAGAAACTGGTATCAAAAAAGAGGATAGTGAACAAATAGAAGAAGAACAAATAAATATAGAAGAATAATGGCAACAGCACTATTTATAAAACGGTCAGATTTAGTCAAGAATACTGCATTAAATTCAAACGTAGATACAGATAAGTTTATACAGTTTATTAGTTTGGCACAAGAAATTCATGTACAAAATTATCTAGGCACAGATTTATATGACAAGATAAGTGCCGATATAATAGCAGGGACTTTAACTGGAGATTACTTGTCTTTAGTAAATGATTATATACAACCAATGCTTATACACTTTGCTATGGTAGAATACTTGCCATTTGCAGCATACTCTATATCAAA